GGTTGTGCTGGAGCGAGTACGACATGCCATTGTTCTTCAGCCAGATCGTCTTGAGCGGCTTCGCCATCTGCGGTCCTCCCCGTTCGTGCGGAAGCGCGCCGCGCCACGTTCGGCACGGCGCGCTCCGGTTCGCTCCGCTTCGCTGTTACGTCGTCGCGACGTTGACCGCCGAGCCGACGACCTTGTACTTGAGGTTGCCGCTGCCCGAGCCGGGCGTCCACACCCACTTGAAGTGGTAGCGGCCCGTCGACTGGAACAGGATCTGGTCGTACTCGATCAGCCGCTCGCGGCTCGCCTGAATCAGCACGCCGCGGCGGATGCCGAACCGCGCCGCCTTCGTGTTGACGTAGTCGATCGAGGTCTGAGTGTCCGAGCCGCTGACGACGAGGCCGGCCGCGTTCTGCGTCTGCGGGTAGTCCTCGCTCACGACGATCGGCGAGCCGAGCATCGAACCGAGCACGCCGGTCCCGAACGTCGCCGACGGACCGTACTTGTCCTGCGTCGCGACGAGCGCGAAGCCGGCCGCGTCCTTGAGCATGAGGAGCTTGGCGAACATCAGGTAGCCGAGCGACCAGAGGCCGTCCGACGGCTTGATGCCGAAGCGTCCCATCTTGCCCTTGATCGCCGCCGCCGTCTCACCGGTGAAGCCGCCGCCCGCGTCGACCTGCGTATCGCCGCGGAGCAGATACGCGGCGTAGCGGATGCCGTCCCACGCGCTGCGGTAGTCGCTGTTCGTCGACGGCGTGCCGAGCGACCAGTACGTGTCCGGGTTGGACGTGTTCTGGCCGTTGATGACCGCGTCCTCCAGCGTCGCAGCCATCGCGAACGCGAGTTCGGTGCGGATCATCGACACGATGCTGACGATCGCGTCCTCTTCCAGTTCGGTGCTCGTCACCATCAGCGCGGCGAGTTTGACCGCGGTGAAGGTCATGTTCAGCGTCTGCAGGTTGCGCGAGCCGATCAGCGAGCCCGCGGGCGACGCCGAGTAGCTGCTGCCGCTCCAGTCGCCGGCAGCCTCGGGCACCTTATAGCCCTTGAACGGCACGCCCTGCACCGGGAACATGTACGGGTTCTGCGGCATGTTGACCGTCTGGAACTTCGACAGCAGGACGAGTTCCTGCCGGATGTCCTCGATCAGCATGGTCGCGTAACCGGTCGGCACCCACGCCGTGCCGGTCGTGCCCGACGGCACCGTGCCGCCCGCGCCGCTACCCTCGGCGAGCGCGCGTTCAAACGGCGTGACGAGGTCGTCGTACGCCTTGAACATGCGGAGCGAGCGGACGCCGCCGTTGCGCTGGTACTCGGCCGCGCGCGAGCCGCCGTGCGCGTTGATGTACGCATCGACGATCACGAGCGAGTCGTGCAGGCGCCGCGCCTTCTCGACGGCCAGCACCGCCTCCTCGGGCAGCACCGAGCGCACGAAGTCGATCGGCTGCGTGAGGAAGTCATAGAACGCATGGCGCGTCGCGGCGCGCGGGCCGCCGTTCAGGTTCGCCATGAAGTCCGGGTCGACGTCCATCGACGGGCTGCGCGGGAAGTTCCGCAGTTCCTGCATCTCGCCGAGCTTGGCGCCGGGCATGGTGCGCGCGACCAGCTTCACTGCGTCGGCCGCGGCGCGCGACTCCTTGCGAACCTCCTCCAGCCCATCCGTGACGTTCTTGATGTCCGCTGCGGCGCGCGTGAGGACTTCCGGGTCCACCGCACCAGCCCGATCGGCGACGCTGGAGAGGTGACCGCGAATCTCCTCCAGCGCAGGCGCGAGGTCGTCCGGACCGTTGATGGCGGTCCGCTTGAACTCGATGCTCATTGGCTCTCCCTGCCCGTGACCGGGCTCTTGAAGAAAGAACGCCACGGATCGAGCGAGTCGCGGTCGCCCCACCACTCCGTCAGCGTCCGACTCGGAGCCTGCGCTCCGTCACTACAACGATGTGCCGCGCGCTTCGCGGCGATGCGTACTGCCAGCAGGTCGGCGCGGTTCTGCTCGTTGCCGAGGATCGCGGTGCCGTACTGCCCGCCCTTCCACACGAGCGAGGCCTCGTCGACGCCTTCGATCTTCTGCATCTGCACGACGCAGGTCCGGTCGCCGTACGCTTCGCCCGGGATGTGCGAGCATTGCTCGCCGAACATCTGCTTGCCGCAGACGGAGCACGTCATCGCGTTGCGCGCCATCCACCACGACAGCGACACCTCGCGCACGACGCCGCCGTCCATGCGCATCGCGATGGATTCGGTGAGCGGCTCGCGCACCATGTAGAACGCCGCGCGCGTCCACAGCGCCTCATCGCGCTGCTCGCACGCCGCGCGATACCAGATGCCGACCGGCAGGTCCTCGGCCGTGAACGTCGCGTGATTGCGCAGCAGCGGCGCGCCCGGGAGCATCTGCGACACCTGCTCCAGCGCGTAGCGCATGAACTGCGTGTCGTAGGCGTCGGGCAAGTCGTTGCACACGAGCGCCTCGCGAACGATCACGTCGGCCGGCGTGAGCGTGCGCAGCGCGTAGACGTTGATCAGCGCCATGTCCTCGTCGGACACGGTCGCCTGCGTCTGTCGCTCGATCGCGGCGCTGCGTCGATAAAGCACGCGCTCGGTCATCGCCCCGCACCTCCACTCGCGATTCGCACACGCCGCTTGCCGATGGGCATACCGCACTTCGGGCACAGCGGCTTTGCTACGTCGGGCGTCAGTGTGACGCACTCGCGACACCGCGGGCAAGTCACCACGTCAGCGCGCGGCTTCGACATGGCGCCCTTTCTTCCACCAGCGGTGCAGCGATGCCGTGCTGTCGACCGTCTCGTCGTCGCTCGTGATGAACTGGAGCACGCAGCGGCAGTTGCACACGAGTTCGGGCGGCGCGTCCGGGTCGCCGGGATGATCCATCTCGACCGGACCGTCGTTGCCGTCGAGCACCCACGTCTCGTCGAGGCCGATCGGCCCGTCGTTCTCGGCTTCGCTGTGCGCCTCGCGCACGAGTTCGTCCTCGCTCGTCAGCCAGAGCTTCTGCGCGACGACGCCGCTCTGTCGCGCTGCGGTCACGCTGGCGAAGTTGTAGGCGCCGGCCGTCTCGGTGCGCGCGATGTTCTCGGCGTTGTTCTTCCGGCCCTCAAAGACGAAGTGCACGGCCTCGACATAGTCGGCGTACGAGCCGCCGCGCGCAGCGATGTCGGCGAACTCCTCGCGCAGCGTGCGTCCGGTCGTGCCGCTGGTCTGGTCGAGCACCTCGTGCGCGACGCGACCGATGTATGACTGGACGCGCGCCGCGGTCACGTCGAGTTCCATCTCCTGCCCGAGTTCGGCAAGCTGCTCCGCGCCGCGCTCGGCCAGCAGTTCCTCAAACGTGCGCTGGAGCACGGCTGCATCGACGTAGTCGTGTTGATCAAGCAGGTGCGACAGGTCCATGCGCCGCGGGCGCGCCTTCGCGCTGGCGTCGATCGGGATGCCCTTCGACTCAAAGTACGAGCGCAGCGCGGCGAGCACGCGCGACTCCTGCGCGTCGAAGATGCCCTTGAACTGGCGCGCGAGCCGGCGCTCAAACTTCGCGACGAGTGCCGCGCCGCGCCGGCGAGCGGTGGCGCGCTGCGCTGCGATGCGACGCGCGCGCTCCGGCTGCGGAGCCGGCGCCTGCGGCGTGCTGCCCGCGGGCGCTCCGGGCTCCTGCATCCCGCCCGGGCTCGGCTTGCCGGTGTCGATCATCGCGGGCAGTTCCAGCGAGTCGGCCTTCTCCTTCGCGTCCTCGCGCTCCGACATGCCGATGCTGCGCCGCGCCTCGTTCACGTCCATGATCGGCCGGCCGGCTGCGATAACGAGCGACTTGGCCTGCGCGAGCTTCTGGTCCTGCACGGCGACGATGCCGCCGAGGTCCGTCTCACAGAACACGTCGTCGCCCCAGCGCGAGCACAGCCGCGAGGTCAGCAGCGAGTCGCGCAGGCGGATGCGCGGCTTCAGGCAGTTCTCGTAGTACAGCATCAGGTCGGCGGTCGCGCCGGCATCGCTCATGCCGCCGCCCTTCTTGATGCCCATGACGACGGGCGGGATACCGAACGCGCGGCAGATATCGCTGTCGGTCCACTCCAGCGTCTCAAGGTAGCCCATGTCCTTGTGCGTCAGGCCGGCGCGCTCGTACTTCAGGTTCTGCACGATGACCGGGTCCCACGCCCAGCGCATACCGCTGTTGAGCCGGCGCAGGTTCTCCTTCATCTGCTTCGCTGCGCGATCGCCCAGCGTGCGGCCACTCGTGTCGCCCTGCAGCGACCAGACGCCGGCGACCTGCGCGCCCTTCGTGTAGAACTCCTTATTCCACAAGCCCATCAGGAAGCGCGTCTCGTAGGCGTGGCGCGCGGCTTCCAGCGGCGACATGCCGCGCGGTTCGAAGTTCGGGTTTAGCTGGCTGAAGTACACGACGCGCGCGGCGTCGATCAGCGTCGGCGCGATGCCGCCGAGCCACTCGTACGCGATCAGGATGCGGCGCTCGTCGACGACCGGCTTGAGGACGTGGCCGGGCATCCACTGGAGTTCCCACAGCGGCGTCGGCGCGAACGGATCGCTGCCCATCGTGTCAATGAACAGGCCGGCGTTGCCGGTGACCTCCAACGCGACCTGCAGTTCGCGCGC